CATAGTTCGGCATCATACAAAGCCGATGAAAGTGATTCTTGCCTTTGGGAGTTGAGATGAATATCACCTTCTTTCCTTTGACCATTGTCGTAGCCGAAAGAACTTCATCCCATAACTCGGGACGAGTGAACGCCATCTCATCGATGACCATATAGTCAAATGTATTCCCTCGGATATTGTCCGGACGCTCTCCCGAAAAGAATTCAATGGTTGATCCGAATCCCTGGATAATCAAATCGCTTTTGTTGAATTCAAATAGGCCGGATTTAGCCACGGCTTTCTCAAGCTCGGCGAATACTTTCTTTCCTTGTTTATAAACGGGAGTGATCCATGCAATTTTGCAACCTGGTGAATTGATTGCCCACCATAATAGTTGATTGATGCCGAGCATCGTTTTCCCAAATTGGCGACCAATGTTTAAAACGAAATACTTCTCACTTCCAAAATTGATTGCATCGTGAATGAGCCTTTGATTATCGTGAGGCTTGTATCCTTTTACGATACTCATTCAAAATCAAACTTATCAACCGAGCGAGTCTCGACTTGTTGTCTATCGTGCATCCCTAATCTATTCTTGGCGTAGAAAATTCCCTTGCCTTCATTGGCTACGATATCTTGAGCCAAGCCTTTGAATAGTTCGTCAATCTTTTTTATAGTCTCCGATTTGAGTTTGTCTTCTCCATTCAACCAAGCATACCAAGTCGAAGGAACGAATCCTTTCTCCTCTCTAATAATAGGAATCCATATCCTTAAAAAATAATCAATAGTAGGGATGTGCCTATCTTGAACGAGAATAATATCTCCTTTATTAGTTACTTGTTCCTTTTGATGTGAACAACATTCTTTAATATAAATTAATGCTAATCGTTCCAGGTTAAGAACGAACTCATCGGAATAGGCCATAGTTTTCTTTTATTATATTTATTTGTTCGAAAATAGTAACTCTATTAAATCATTCTTATTAGTATTCCTATGAACTGCAATCCCTCTATTCTTTGCCTCGGCTTTCATCTCGTTGAATGTCATCTCCGGAGATTGCTTGATCCCTACGAAATGGAACTTCTCTTTCTCTTGCGCTCGCTTGTTGTTTAATTTATCGGCGCAAATTCGTACGCAAGTCGAACAATCTTTATTGAGTTTCCCCCATCCAAAAGATTCATGCAAAAGAACCATTTCCTCTTTTAGCTCTTTGTTGAGTTGCATTGACCTCATCTTTCCAAATCGGTCTAATTGCAATTCGAGTTCCTTACTTAAATTCATACATCAAAACTAAGTCCGAAACTAAATAAGAAATGAAAGCCATCGGAATCATTCGAAAGTCAACGAATGAATAAATTCCAACCGCCGTCCAAAATGACAAACAAGATTGGCAATTGAATGGCTTAATGTTCGGGAACATCCCGAGTGATTGACTCGCTCTCGCAAGGCCTATCGCTATAAATGAATAAATCATATTTGAATTGTTTTATTGTTTTGTGAATAGTGTCTAATGATAATCCGGTATTGTCCTTTATCTCTCGATAAGTCATCCCGTATAAATGCATCTTTGTAACTTCTTTTATAAAAAGTTCTTGATCATTCGACGGCAACTTCTCAAGATAGTTCTCAAGTAAAATCTTGAATTCGGATTCCGGTAACTCATCGTCGTTTGGTTTCGCCTGATCGAATAACTCAACGCCAGGAAAACGAAATTGTTTATTGAATTCGGAGTCTCTCCAATTGTATTGATTCCAACAAAAGCGAGCGAACATCCTCGGGAGAGATTCCTCATCAAGCTCGTACTTATAAAGTAATAAATAAATATGAGAGACGAGGTCACGATAAAGAGGATTACCACCGGTTACCCTCTTCGCAATATCGTAAGCCTCTCGTTCCCAAAAATTCATTCGCCTAAGTTAAGAAAAATTCAAACCATTTAACAAAAAACTCTTGACCGACATTTTTTTTATTAACAAATCGATGCATCATTGCATACGATACGCCAATATCCTCGGCCAAATGTTTTAGTTTATAACGCTTATTTAATTTATCCGTTGTCATTTTAAGCATGAAATCGGTTAAAACTTCGCCATCAGAAAGGTAAATCGTCATCGACTTCATCGGAAATTGGTTTTAAATTAGTTAATGAAATTGACCAAGCCTCCAAAGTATTAAAGTATTTTACTTCTCCTGCTGGTGATGTCCATTCACGGCCTCTCAAATTATAAGATACGGCCACGGCGTCGCCAATCTTTAAATTGTTTACGATGTCACACTTATCGTTGACCAACTGAAAAGAAATCAATTGAGGATATTTGTCGTCAAGTGATGACACTACGAACTCTCTCTTTGAGAATTTCTCGCTAATTGTTTGTTTTTCGCCAATCATTTTGATTGTTCCTTCGAATTTTTCGTTCATTGTTATTTGTTTTTATAGATTATTTAATTTTTGCTTCAAAATGACACATAAGAAATGCAATTCTAATACACTTATCTTCAAAGTCTATTGCTATCATTGGAGTAATAGAAATTACATTCCATGCTTTATAACTATTAATTAATTTTACTTTCATTTTTAATATTATTTAGTTGTTAGGGATAAAATTAACGGTCATAGACAATAGTTGTCCATCTGTTTGTTTTGTATAATCAACTGATTCTACACTTACTAAATTGATTCCCATTAAGTTTGGGAATACATCTACGGGAATAGGACAATAAGTATTGTTCTTTACCACATCTTCAATTGTTACTTTTTCTGTTATCATTTTATTTGTTTTTAGATTTATATATTTCATAAAAATAGGCAATTGTCCACGCCCATCCCCATACAAGGGACGGCGCGAATATTATTGAAAGTAGTATTATCATTGTTTTTCGTTTAATAGATTAATATATTGAGAATAATATTCCGATGCAAAGATACACTTATCTCGAATCATTTGTTCCTTTTCCAAGTCTCTCTCGTAAATTACCGATGTGATTCTCTTTTCAGGTGCTATATGATCAACTCGATGAATCGATAAGTTCTCCCATTGATTCAAGAACTCATCCTTTGTCGTTACCATACAAAAAGATAATTCAAATTGAGGCTTATCATAAAGCATCATATAAGCGCGTCCTTGCCATTCATATTCGGAGTCGTGAGCTTCGCCTGGAGTCGCCGGCCATGTCTCAAGTGACCATGATGTTTTGACATCGATAATCTTGTCATCAAGTAATATGTCGCATTCTCCCGTTAACCATTCATTATCAACTCGATTTGTATTTTTTTGATAATTAGTAAATCGAACGAGATTGATTAAATCGATTGAATCTTGCTCCTGGTCTTTTCCTTTATTGATAAACTTATTATCAAGCTCCGTATTGTATCCAAAGAAATCCTCCTTTGCTATCTTACGAATGTAAGTTTTTGCTCCTTGAGATAATGTCTCTCCCTTTAATTTTGGAGTTGTCATTATTTTTCCGATTGACGATGGATGGAATTTCATAACTGCAACGCTTTTAATTGTAAATCACTAAGCGAATAAGACGATGTCAATTGTTCGATTGTATATTTCCCCTCGGATATCTTTTCGAGAGCCTTCTCAAATCTTTCATTTGATAAAATTGGATTCGCTTTGGGAGATGCCGATGCCGTGTTTCCATCGTCGTCAACGCTTTGCAAGGCACAAAGTGATAATAATGTACCGCGACGATAATAAGTAACGGCTGAAAGCATTTTTTGTGGATCAATAATGTTCGGCAATTGCAACCAAGACTCGACCATGTCGCCCGTTTCGATATCAATGATTTGAGTGATGACCATTCCATCCTTAATCGGCTGTAAAAGAACTAATCCGTTCTCCCATAAGATTGGCTCAACCGCCTCCAAAAGAGCGTTGATGTCGGCATAAGGTTTTTTGAAATGTGGATTCGTCGCGTTCTTTGTGACCTTTCCGATTGATTGTTTTGCGAGATGTAATTTTGCATAGATCCCGAGTTGTTTTTTTACGACTTTCGTCGCTGGTGTTTTTGCATCCATTTCCATAGGTTTTAAAAGTTAATTTTATCAAAGATAATCAATTATTTTATATGTGAAACAAAATCGTCATAAAATTGTAAAAAAGTATCAAAATCTTTTGCGATGTAATAAGTCCCTCCGGATTTCTCAATCATTGATTGATAATTCTTTTGTGCCTCGGATTGCTTATCCTTTCCAATTTTGACCTCAATTTTTACGGATCTCCCTTGAATCGTTGCCGAGATATCTGCGGATCCTGGTGTTCCCGTCCCTTTCGTCCATTGTCCTCCAATGACCTTTCCAATAGTATTTCTTTTCTCTCGATAAACTCCCATCGTATTTATTCGCTCGGCTTGACAACCGGAATAATTTAAGAACGAACAAATTGCTTTTGTCAATCCATTAGCCGTCTTGTCGGTAAATGCCGTCAATGGAATCGTGTGAATCGGCATTGTTGATCGTTCCTGGTAATGATTTAACTCGAGATCCTTCAGGCGTTTTTTATTTTGAGTGTTCATATCAATTAAATTGAGGTGTCTCTCCGAGCATTTTAAGATAGTCAAGGCTTGCTTTCATATCTCTTTTACTCAATAGTTTGGCTGTATCGTTTGCGAGTGATTTGTGATTGATTACTCTCATTTTTTTATATGTTATGACATATCGCTTTAACTCATCGCATAATTTTTTATGAATGTCAATTGATACTAAAAATTGATAATCTTTCATTTCATCCGTCATTTGACTCATCATTGAATCAAGAATATTTGTTCCTTTCATTATATTGATTTTTCGTTAAGTTCGTCCCAAATATCTCCTTCGATTTTTGGCTTATTATTGTCAACCAATTCGAAGAATCGGCCTCCGTGATTTCGGTCTTTTATTAAGTCATAACCTTTGAACTTTGCAAACTCTCCGAGCCATTTAATAAAGCGACGAGATTCCAAATCTTTCCATCCATTAGTCTCACTTTGGAAAAGTTGCATCATTGCATTATTATAGTGCCGAACATTTACCGGAATATTTCCATCTTGAATAAAGTCGAAAAAGTCTTTACTTGTCGCCTGGATGAATCGCTTCGCATCGGCATTTATTGAAACCGCTTTAGTCAATCCAAATTGGAGGAACATTTGCAAGTTCGAAATCATATAATTATCGAATTTATTCCAATCGTTCGAATCCCATTGGTCAAATAATAATCGTCCGTAAATATCCAATGGAGAGCGCTTCGCATTAAAGTATTGAAAGAACTCCAATTCATGGCGTCGTCGGTCGTGACTTGATCCACTCCCGGAAATAACATAGTTCGTTGTAATTATAATTTTTGGAGATCGTTCGAATGGTATAAATATCTCATCCTTATTCTTTCTATTGACCGCAATCCCTTCCGAAACAATAGAAAATAATTGCTCAAAATCAAAGTTCTTTTTAACATCGTCAAAAGCCAATACTTGAGAATCTAAATTAACTCTTTGATAAACAAAGTCGCCTCCTAATTTAAAGCCTTTTCCGTCTATTTTAACGACTCTCCTTAAATTTCCTATTGCTGTAAGCATCAAAGACTTTCCCGAGCCTCCGTTTGCGTTGTCGTCAATCTCTTGATCATTGAATATAATTGCTTTTTGGTCGGTCTTATCCTTGAATGTATGGATTAAATATCCAAGAGTTGACTCGAGAGCTGTAATCCGTTCGGGATTCTCGGCCGAAACTTTTGACACCAGGTCTTGAAAATCATTCTCAAATGAATCAAGCCGAACAAAATCTCGGTTTATAATTTGATTCTCCCATATATATCCATCAACATCAATATACTTTAATAAATCAATGTCATTCTTTGATACCTTAACGACAACCTCCTTAAATGGGAGATAAGCGGTGTCCTTGGTATCCTGGAGCATCTTTAAATTAATTGAGTCAATCATATTCAAATGATTCTCATTGAAAAGATAGGGAGATTTTGAGCAATAATTCCAAACGGAAATTTCTCCTCGACTTATAAGATACTGCAAAACAAAATCCTTGATTTGTTCGGCCGATGACAAGCGAACTTTGTTTTCCCGAACTCGGACAAATGTAGGCCGTTCGGCTTGCTCCGGATAATATTTGTTAAATCCGTGCTTTACTAAAAACTCGGCATATTTTAACGGCTCAATTGAGATGGATTCTCCTCCATTTTTCTTTTGTTCAATCGTCCAAAAAATATCCTCACTTGAATCAACTTCAATTTTTATGTCGTCAATTATATCGTCCTCAACATTTAATTGTTTTTTAATATCTCTCGGATTGACTCCTTGTTTTAGTTTTAATTTGACCTTATTGACAAGTTCATTGTCTTCAAAATATTTGATTCCTGGCGTTGCTTTCTTATATGCGCTTTTAATGGTTGTGACCATCTCGGATTGAGTGAAATCTTTGGACACAAATCGACTCAAATAATACTCGGCTGTATCTTTGGAAATTGAATACTCACAAAAGCAAGCCGATACTTTAAAGATATATTGATTTCGGCTCCCTTCAATAAATGAACATCCAAAATCGAACTTCATTATACGATCAATTATCTTGTCCTCATCGTTCAATATACAAGTCGGAGTTTTCTCATGAAATTCAAATCCTTTCTCTTGTTCTATTTCCTGGAACTCATCGCAAAATTCATTTAAATAAGCATCCGGATCATAAGACTCAAAACAAACTCTCGAAACATTACAAGATGACTTGTCAAAGTAATCACTTTGTAGGTACTTTTCAAATGCTTGAAACCTTCTTTTATGCTCCGACTTTGTACTCTTTGGAATTCTTATCACAACCTTTAATCCTTTCCCTCCTGGTGATGTAAAAACAAGCATAACAAACGGACAATTTTGCAATTTTTGCCGTTCGTTGGCCATTGTGACGGCATCGGGATAATCGTCAAAATCAAGAACGCAAAGTCCGGAATGCTCAACGAGTCCATTGTCATTCCTTTCCGAGAAAATTCCATTAAACATTATCGCCAAAAGAGAGTTCTTTAATTGTCGATGCTCTTCGCTTGACTCATCCATTTGACGGAGAGATAAGATCTTTGTATTGAGTTCGGAATAGCCGTTCTTTATTCTTTCATATACATCAATGATTGACATCGTATAAGGAGTGTCTTTTGAATTAAAGAGGCTTTTAAATACGGATAATTTAGGTATTGACATTTTTTTCATAGGTTAAAAAAAGCCACGGCCTTTCGCGGATGCAGTCGCTACTCGGCCAATGGCTTAAATTTCTTTTCATTCTGCATCATTATTTCACAAATATAGTATTATAATTCATTTATAAAACATTTATATAAAAATTATTTAAAAGCGTGACGATGCGTGACGATGTTTAAATTTATCGTCACGGCTATAAACTAATATGGGATTGACTTTCAGAGATAGCGTGACGATGTGACGATAAAAATAAAAAAAAATTCAAAAAAAAACGATTTAATATATTTTTCCATAGAATGCGAGTAAAAAATTATCGTCATCGTCACGCTTTTACCTTATACCTTTACTCCTATTGACTTTAAGACCGTGACGATGTTTTTTTTATCGTCACGCTTTGTCATTTATCGTCACGGCATAAAAAAAGCCTCCCAATTACGAGAGGCTCTCAACCTTTAAACACTATGAAAGGCCAAATATAAGTAAATTTAATCAGTAAACAAACTTGTTTATTTTTTTCTTTAGATCAGTAAGCTCTCTCATATTATTGACTTTCAATATTTCTTGTCTTAATGTTATTCTAATCGGAAATCGTTCCCTTAAATCAAGCGTGCAATTCAAATATTGCTCGTCTCTAACTCGATGCCAGTGCTTATGGCTTTCAAGTGAATGGATAATCGTTGCATGAGTCTTATTAAATATCTCTCCTATCTCTCTAAGCATTAATTTTTCTCTTCTTAATAGATGAGCTAAATAGAATCTCCGATAAACTTTGTCTCGTTGTCTGTTTGGTTGATCCAATCCTTCCTGGATAATTATTTCTTTTATTTCGTCAATTCTTTTCATTTTATAAAATATTTATTATTTAAATCTTTGTTCACCTGGTATCCTAATTGTTCGAACATTTTTAAATATCGGTAAATAGATCTCTCACTTATTCCCAAGTATCTCGACATTGAATTAATTGGCCTTGATTTTACCTTTAAAAATTCTATTAATTTAATCACTCTCATTATTCTATGTTGATTCATTGGATAGTTATTTTAAAAGTCCCTCGGTAATGGTTACCGTCTCCATGCAATTGGCGTTGTTTCCAAAGAGCCAAATTTCGAGATGGAAAGTAATGAGTCTCGATTACATTTCCCTCTATTGAGTAAGTTAATTTAAATGATTTCATCGCCTTGAGTTTTTTGTTGTAAAATGTCAAATCCATACACTAAGAAAAAAGAGTCAAAGTGTCTCATAGTTGTATTTTTATTATAGGTAAATAACTCTCTACATCGATTAATATACCACTCCCTAAAGTTTAGATATTGTTTTAGCGTTAGGTTACCGTTCATATCTGCAAATAGCCACTGTTGCGTAATTGCTTCGTTGTTAAATTCTCTGCGTTCTTCAGTTTTGTTTCTCATTGTCTTGTTTTTTGGGGTTTAAATAATCGTCTTGTGCTTCTAAATAAGCCAGGTATAAATCTAAGTCAAAGCTCCCGCCTTTATCATCTTGACAGGATTGGTTTCTCCACCATTGCATTTTGCGTTTAATGCTGAAGCTTGTTGGTGTAAATATATTTTCCATAGTTTAAAGTTTAGATTTTATTTGTCCTGTTTGTATTAATTTAAGTATTGCTTCAGCTTCACCATTTTCATTTAATGGAACATAAAATAAGTTGTTATGGTAGCATTTAATAATGTTTAACATCTGCTCCTTCTCCATTTCTTTGGCTTGTTCAAAAATTTGAATTTCTGATAGCTCACACGTACCGTTAACTATTTTAATAATTTGCTCTTGAAACCATTCTACTGCTGTTTGTTTCATATCATTTGTTTTTCAATATTAAACATCCTTCTGAGTCAAGTATTGGTTTATTTGAAGGTATACAACAACCTTTTTTATTAATACCATCACAATTAGGATCAATACATTGCATTTCAAATTGAGTTAAATAAGCATATCTCATCTGTTTCTTCTCAATTTCTAAGGCTTGTTGAATACAGGGTTCATTCATTTCAATAGTTAACCCCGTTAGTTTATTAATTTCTTGTACTAATTGTTCTACTGCTGTTTGTTTCATATCATTTCTATTTAATTAATGGGGCAACTTTTACCCCTTATCCTTTATTAATTTGTTTAATATTCTGAATTATCCGTTTGAAAATCACGCTCATCTTCTACAAAACCCTCAAAACCAAAATCATTAGGGTCTTCTAAAATATGTTCCTGTATAAATTCTACCATTTCGTTTACTTGACTTACACTAGGGTAGTAATAGTGCTTTATTCCGTTTATTACCTGTAGACTATCTTGCAGTTCAACTTCAACTTCTAAGTCACCTTCATAACTCCAAGCCCCAAAGCTCCAGTTAAAGTTTACTATGTATTGGATGCCTCCATCTTCGCTGTAGTATTCAACTTCGCACTTGCGATCAGTTGTAAAATCATATTCTCTTTCTATCATCTTTTAAAGTTTAGCTGTTAATAATGTGTATCGTGCTTTAAGCCTGTTAATGGCTCTAATTTCTGCTTGTATGTTTTCTTCAGTATGGTAAGGTGTTAAGCCTTGCTCATTATTTCTACCGTTACTCCAAATCATCTCATCAACTATTCTTTGACCTTCAATAATTAAGTCAATAGTTCTAATGCAAGCTTCGTGTTTTTCTCTTAAGTTTTTCATATTGCTGCTAAATAAAGTATTATTAATAATCCGCCTATCATTATAAGCATTGCTTTGCCTAAGTAAGCATCATCTTCGTTAGTTGGTGTAAAGTAGTCAATTAGTTTTTTCATAGCGTTTGTTTTTATTGGTTAAATTATTAATTAAAATTCGTTAATGTGATTTTGAATAATATACTTGCAGTCTGATAAAGTGATGTAGTGGTTTAAATATTCGTATTCACCTTGTAAACCTACAACTGATTCAACAAATAATAATAACATCCATTGGTTATCTTCTGTTTTTTGACATTCAAATATTTTACCTTGATTTTCTATTTTATATATTCCCGTATTTATTCTTGTTGTTTTCATAATTTGTTTTTTTTGTTTGTTTGACATATTCAAAGATACTACTTTTCAACAAATGTCAATAACATTTATGTAATTTATAATCATTCTAAATAAGGAATGTAGTAAAATCAAGGGTTTTAGTAAAAAAATAGGTGTAATTTATATTCATTCTAAATAAGAAATGCACTTAATTAGGGTAAATTGCACTTAATTTTGCACAGGAATTAGGGTTATGTCCTTAAGTTTGCATGAATTGTAGCAAGTTT